ACCGTTCTATCGATATGAAGGATTTAAGGATAACAAAACTCTGGAGTTGTTTGATATCTGAAAAGGCCTTCGGGCCTTTTTTCGTTTTTGTTGTGTACATGTGTTTTTATGCTTGATATTATGGCATTGCTTGATAAAGGAGAATTGAAAATGACAAACGACCAACATGTTAAAGCGACAATTAAACGACTTGAGTACAAAAGTGCACTGTATCGCTGCCGGGCCATGGGGCTAAAGTTTCCGGGAACCGAAATTTGCGAATTTATCAGTATTGAAGCATACAACGACTGGCTGAATCGTGAAGATGACGACGGTCTAATGAAATATGACGGCAAATTCGATCCGACTCATCCATTCGTCGTAACAGTTAAGCAGACTGGTTCTTGGAAAATCTATGTTGACATCATTGGCGAAGATGGCCAACCTTTGGTAGATTGCGAGTACTATGCCTTTGTTCCTGAAGATTTCAGTCTCATTCGAAGAGTATAAGGACACAGTATGCTTCAGAAAATGTGATAAAAAGTGAAAATAAATGTGTACTCACAATGAGGCTATTGATACTATAGCCTCATCAAATAAACGAATACACAAACACGGAGTATATAAAATGCAAGTAACCATCAAAAACGGTCTTTACTTTGGTAATGTTGTTAACGGTACTTTCGAAACTAACGGAAACACCTGGTGGGATGCCAGCGAGAACGATCCTCGTGAAGGTAAAGTTAACGCCGTTCTGAAAGGCAAATCTCGGATGGTTTGGGTAAATCGCAACGACATCGTGATTACCGAAAGTTTTGCTGGTGTTGCTCAAACTGACGTTGCTGAAGAAACTGTTGACGAAATGCGTTCTCGCATTGCAAAACGATTCGATGTAATGGACAAAATGACCGTAGGTCTTGTCAAAGGCACCATTCGTTCTCTGATTATCTCTGGTGCTCCTGGAATCGGCAAGACCTTCAGCTTGGAGAAAAAGCTGAAACACTCTGACGAAATTGGCGAAATCTCTTTCTCTTCCATCAAAGGAAAGTGCTCTCCCATCGGACTCTACATCCACCTTTGGGAAAATCGCGATGAAGATTGTGTTGTGCTGCTGGATGACGTCGATGTGTTCTCCAACGAAGACACTCTCAACGTACTGAAAGCTGCTCTTGACACTGGCGAAGAACGCATCATCACATGGGGTACTGCCAGCAACTACTTGGCAGAACGCGATATCCCCAACAACTTCGAGTTCAAAGGTTCCATCGTCTTCATCACTAACGCAGATATCGATGCTGAAATCGACCGTGGCACTAAACTTGCTCCGCACCTCGATGCTCTGCAGTCTCGCTCCATCTACCTTGACCTTGGCGTTCACACTAGTCGTGAAATCATGGTTCGAGTGGAAGACGTAATCACTAAAACTGATATGTTGCAAAAGCGCGGACTGTCTGAAGCACAAGTTGTTAACGCATTGGAGTGGATGAAAGAGAACGTGGACCGCCTCCGCTCTGTATCTCTGCGGACTGCCCTCTACCTTGGCGATTTCATCAACACTGATAGTGATTGGGCCGATGTTGCTGAAGTTACACTCCTGAAGTAATACGGATGAGCTGGAGGAATTCCTCCAGCTCCTTAATATGGTTATTCATCTTAGTAAAAACAATCAAGCTGGTTCACACCGGTTAATCCAAATGGAGAAATGAAATGAATCCGAAAAATGGTCTTATCATGAAATATTTTGGTAGTGCAGAAGTAAAGCCCCAAATTCCTACGGTTGAAGGTATTCGAGCAAATGCTCTTGAAATTTTCAAGCAACTCGAAGATCGAATCGCCGCTGATTCGCAGACTCTTGACCAAATTGCTACTCGTCGTCAAAACGAACTGCAAGCGCATGAACTTGCCATCAAGAATTTGATGGAACGTCATTCGGCCATAATGAACAATTTGACAGCCGAACAAACTCTGGTGAGTGACTCCATCAAAGCTGCTCAAGTTATGAAGGCCAATATTGCTCAAATTTGCTAATAACCAGAGGGCTCCTGAGGAGCCCTAGTTTTTGGAATCAATATGCATTTTTGGATGCTATTTGTGGTATGTTTGATTAGGAGAGATTTTGAATCCAGTTGCTAAGCATGACTTCAACAAAGGTGGAGCTCATGCAGACAAGAAACGACGCTTAAAAGAAAAGCGCAAACAAAAACATAAGAAGGTGTACAATGATGGAACTAATTATTGATATTTGGAAAATTGTAAGTGTCGTAATCGGCGCATTTATCGTCATGCGATTGATTGTAATTGCTTTAGCTAGCAAAGGCTTTATTTCTGCAAGCGACCAAATCAACGAAATTTTAGACGAATGGCAAAGTTTGAAATCTTCGGGTCAAGAGTTGTTTGGTAATTACGGCATTGTTGTCACCCCTTTGGTCATTGCTCTCCTTCTTATTTTGATCACTCTGTTTTGGCCAATTGTGTTGCTGTATATTATCGCAAAATAAAAGTATGTACTTTTTGAAAAGATTTTTGTAAAATGTAACATATCAAATTTTGCCGTATTGATAAGAGAAACACCATGCCATATAACGAAACAATAAAAGAAATCATTTCAATTGCGTCAGTTCTGATCAAATTTGGTTGTGAAGACATTCTGAACAATCAAGAACTTTTCGTATCATTCTTGAACGAATTGGGTTTAAAATCGCCGAGTGGGGAAGAGTTCACTCGGGCTGGTTTTAGACAAATGATGAAGCGTCTACCAGCTGATCAGCGTGAAGAATTAGTAGAAATGTTCAACCAAGGTCATCGTGACATCAATCACCAAATGATCATGTACACAAACAGCAACTAAGGAAATATTATGGAAATTGAAATTGCTAAAAAGTACCGCGTAATCGACGCCTCTCGTTTTGAAGACGAACACGGCATCAAAAACGGTCACGAATTCTTTGTTGATTCACTAGACGATGATGGAGATATTTGGTCTCGCGGAATTGCTTGGAATGGAATCGACGGTGATAGTCGTGATGCCCCATCCATCGGTTGGGCATTGCTGATGAAAGGCCATCAAGATCATAGTCCAGAAACACCAGCGGATTACTCAGGCGCTATTGAACAAGCATGAAAAAAGGGAACCTTACGGTTCCCTTTGTTTTATCTAGCTCTACTCAAAAGTCTTTCGGCTTGATTGCAAATAACGAAAAGTTTGTTTTCATTAATTACTGGCTTTTTACGCCAAAACATCGATACTGCCCCAGCATAAACGTTGTCTAAGTTCACAATCGGGCAACTGTACATGTATTCAAACTCACTGTGCCCCGCCGGAAGAAACGCAAAATCCTTGTAATTGCTAAAATGTCTTCCCGACAAATGGACCATATATTCATTAGATGTTTTGTTTATTGGATACCCGCCCTTTTCCATATCTACAAGTTCCAACGGCGTTTTCCCCTCCGTGGCGACCATGTCAACGAAATAGTTCAAGTTTCTAGGTCTAAAAGAGAATATAACCGAAAAATCTGCTTGACTTGAAATATGTGCTATTTGAAGCTGTTCTTGTGTCGCTACCTCAAATTTTCTATCGCGTTCGGCTTGAAGAATTTCCTGGTAATTTTGAAAACGAGTATCTCGATAAACATTGAAGATTTCGTCCTTGTTGTACCAACTGAAACCAAGTACGAATACGAGGATCAGCAAAATTGCCCGATAAAATACAATTTCGCCAGTAACAGCGTCTTTGAACAATCGGTCCAGAATTTCCATCAGAATCCCCGCACGACCAGGGGCTTGAGTTCCCTGCGTTTGGTTTTCTGTACTCATAAAGTTGTTACTCCTGTATAACAGCTCTATTTAATGCTTTCGGCACCATTAGGTGCCGAAATGTCATTTATAAGAATCCATTGTGCCAGTTAGTACAACTTTTGCAACTCGCATTGCCCTGTTGGGGGTTTGCTTTGCCCAAGATGAATTAAGCAATTCGGAGTATGCTTTAGACCAGTCCTTATTGGCTATGAATTCAAGTGATTTTTTGAATCCAGATAGGCGAGGACCTCCCATTTGGAACATTAAGTTACAAATAGCGTTTTTCCTAATAGGGTCACAAGCGTCATATGCTAATTTGATATTAGGATATTTCTTGATTTCACTTTTGACTGTTTGAACATCAGAGTTAAACAGTGCACTGCATTCACTCTCAGAGATAACCCCGTTCACCTGGCGACCAACCTGTTTGCTCAATGTATGGTTTATTAAGGCCATATCAGATGTCTTCTGGGGTATAATCAGGTGACCTATCCCAATAGTAGGGTACCCTAGATGGTCCCAATACACTTTCAAAACTCTTCCCTCATCATAGATGAGCATGTCTTCTAACGTCATACGCTTTCTCCTAACTATCTTCCGAATATTGCCTAAATTGATGACCTGATCCGGATTTGAACAATTCGCCATTATAGCCGGCACCAGCCATATTTACGACAGGAGACCATGATGCATTGGGACCTCTATCTCCGACATCATGCTGATCAAAATCACCGTAATTTCCTAGAATCTCAAACTGAATAGTTCCTCGTCCAGTTGGATGATTGAAATTAAATGTCCTTGACCCATACCAATCAGAAACGTAAGTTAGAGGTGTAGTGTAAACTCGTGTTTCTTGCCATGGCTGATTGTCCCATCTCCATCTCAAATTAATGTATCCGGCGGTCTTTGAATTTTCTCCATCACGATCGGAAGCTCGGCCGGTTCCGATGTATCCGATTTTTATGGTTGCCCGCTGGACTTGAGTGAATTCTGTTGTATATTTGAATGTCTTATTGCTGTTATATGGATAACGCGAGCCAGACCACATATAGCACCGCGACGGTGATCTGCTTTTATTGAAATATCTTGAAACCCATCTTCCGTTAGGGCTTGCTCCTGTGCCAAAATAGAATGATGACAACTGAGGGTCTGCGGCGTTGCCCGCTGCAGGAAGTCCGGCAAATCGCCGGACTGCTGTGAACCAATTGGGTTTTTGGATTTGGCCAGTATAACCTACCGCGTTATACCCTATGCTCCAAAATCGCCCATGTCTTTGTGACATAATTTCTCCAAAGGAGCCCCGAAGGGCTCCATTAATTAGCTAACACGCTGCCAAAGTGAAACGTTCCAGGCACCCCATTGTCCGCCTTGGTTTGTCCGACCATGCAAACGCCAGTTTCCTGGAGGAGCACCGCCTGGATCTCTACCTTCAGCTGTAGAGTATCTAAGCTGCCAGCCTGGAACAACTGTTCCGGGTACAAGCCATGTTCCTTTGTCAACAGCCACCCAGAGCATTGCATATTGACCTACCGCGTCATAAGACATACTCGCCAAAGCGTTACCGATTTGAGTTGGTGTCAGGCTTGGCTGTGGGTTGTTGGGGCTGTACACCCGCTGACCAGCCTCATGTATCGCGCCCGCTGTATAGAGGTTGCCACTTGCATCAACGCGCAGGCGATCGGTATTGGGCGCGCCAGCGCCAGCGCCATTGGATGTGGTGATCCGATAATTGCCGTCATTGCTCAGCCAGGTGATAACCGCCGTCTTACCGGGAATGTGGTATTCCGTCATCGGGTTGTCGTAATGTTCGATGTACGCCCGAAAGCCCATATCCCAGCTTGTTTTCGCACCTCTCATCCAGTTGCGCACTGATGTTGGGTCGTTGCAATACCGGGTGTAGTTGTTAGTCGAGTTGTTGACCCGGAATGCAATGGCCCCACTCATCGCAGATTCATCCCCGTAGGTCGTACGCAACAGTCGAGCATTAACGTCCGCTGCCTCGTCCCGCAGAACCAGGGTGTTAGCGGTAGCGTTCGCATCCTGGGGCTTCAGGTCGGTGATGGCGGCGACTGTGTGGGTGTGAGTCGTTGGTGCCCTGGTGGCGACTTGATCATCCACATAATCTTTACGTGTCAGCGCGTTTACCGATGTATCCTGAGCAGATGATACTAATACAGCAGGAGCTGTAAGATTACCAGTCAGGGTTCCGCCGGTCAGATTAAGTTTCTTTGCCAATTCTGCGTCAACATAATCTTTACGAGTGAGCGCGTTGACCTCTGTTCCTTGCGCTCCAGACACCAAAACTTTGGGAGCCGTTAAGTTGCCGGACATGGTATCGCCAGCTTTAGATACTTGGAGCGCATCACCAGCAGCAATAGCAGAATCAACGTAATCCTTGCGAGTTAACGCGTTGGCCGATGTATTCTGAGCAGATGATACTAATACAGCAGGAGCTGTAAGATTGCCAGTCAGGGTTCCACCAGTTATTGGCAGAGCGTTAACGTCAGCTGCAGTCGGTTTAAAATCTTCGTTATAAATTCTATGTGGACCACTACCGTTCCAGTAGACCGGGCCTATTGATGTCTTTATGCCAATTGCCTTGTACCCTATAACGTTATCTGGCTTGTCAGTAAGCCATGTTTCCTGGTCAGTTACACTGCCGGACTCTTTCTGACTTTTCAGCGTGGCACCCAATACCTCGTCAGTAGTAGCCGGAATGACAATTTTTCTGTTGACTACAGCTGCCGCCCCAATTTCGTTCAGCGACCAGGACACGTTACCGGAGCCATTCACGGACTTGGCAGCGTTGCCAACGGTCAGGGTGCGGGCGGTGCCCCAGTTTGCCGTGGTAATGTTCGCAGTGCCGTCAAAGTTGGTGCCGTTGATGGTCCAGGCGGTCAGAAGCTTGGTTGCTGAAACCGCATTGGCATCGACAGGAAGAGC